AGCTTCAGGCTTTCCACCTGTCGTCGATGATGCCCGCCGTGGGAACGGTAGGGGACGGCGGCGGTGGTCCAGCTTGGAGAACTGATGATGATCCTGGATCTTCACCGCCAGGGGCTGTCCGTGACGGCGATCGCGCGTCGCACGGGGCGTGATCCCAAGACGATCCGCAAATACATCGAGCGGGGCCTGGAGCTGCCGGCCTACGGGCCGCGCCAGGTTGGCCGGCCCAACAAGATCACGCCCTATCTCGATTATCTGCGTGAGCGGATCGCGGCCTTCCCGGAGCTGACGGCGACGCGGCTGACGCGGGAGTTGCGCGAGCGCGGCTACACCGGCGCCTATACGGCCGTGAAACGGTTCGTGGCGGCGATCCGCCCGGGCGACGGACCCAAGCCTTTCGAGGTTCGCTTCGAGACGGCTCCCGGCCATCAGGCCCAGGTCGACTTCGCGCGCTTCGTCACGGTGTTCGAGGACGAGCCCGGCATCACCCGGATCATCTGGCTGTTCTCGATGGTGCTGGGCCATTCCCGGCACATCGTCGCCCGCTTCGGGCTGCATCAGGATCTGCAGACGCTGCTGCGTTGCCATATGGCAGCGTTTGCCGCGATCGGCGGCGTGCCGATCGAGATCCTCTACGACCGCATGAAGACGGCGGTGACGGGCGAGGATGAGCAGGGCCACATCGTCTACAACCGGTCCCTCCTGGCGCTGGCGAGACATTACGGCTTCCATCCACGCGCCTGCCGGCCCTATCGGGCCAAGACGAAGGGCAAGGTCGAGCGACCCTTCAGCTATATCCGCAAGGACTTCTTCCTGGCGCGCTCATTCCGGAATCTCGACGATCTGAACGCACAATTGCAGGACTGGCTCGGCAACGTCGCCAATGTCCGTCTGCATGCCACGACGCAGAAGATCGTCTCGGAGGCATTTGCCGCGGAGCAGCTCGACCTGCAGCCTTTGCCCGCCATGCCCTTCGACGCGTTGCTCAAGCTGGAACGCCGCGTCAGCCATGAAGGCCTCGTCTCGATCGGCGGCAACTACTACAGCGTGCCGGATCGGACGCGGCGCGTCGTCGAGGTTCATCAGCTTCCCGACATGATCCGCATCCTCGATGGGGGCCGCCTCGTCGCATCCCATCCGGTCATCGAAGGACGGCGGCAATATCGGATCGATCCGGCTCATCGCCAGGGCGCGCCTGCACGGGCGACGCGGCATGGTCACGCCGGCGACGTCATCATCAGCCGACGCGGTGATCACGTCGCCCGACGCTCGCTGGCCTTCTACCAGGCGATCGGCGAACGCCTGGCTTCGGTTCCGGGAGACCGGCCATGAACCATCATCCCGCCATGACCACGCTCGACAGCATCAAGCGGAACCTCGTGGCGCTTCGGATGCCGCGGGCGCTCGAGGTTCTCGACGCCACCTTCCGTCGCATCGAGCAGGGCGAAATCGACGGCATCGAAGCTCTCGACACCTTGCTCGTCGAGGAACTGACTGTCCGCGAGAACCGGCGCGTGAAGACCGCGCTGATGATGGCGCGGCTGACCGCGATCAAGACGCTGGCCGGCTTCGACTTCGGCTTCCAGCCTTCGCTCGATCGCAATCGCATCCTCGCGCTGGCCGAGCTGAAGTTCATCGACAGGGCCGAGGTCGTCCACCTGCTTGGACCGCCGGGCACCGGCAAGAGCCATCTCGCCACGGCCCTCGCCGTCGAGGCCGTCAAGGCTGGGCGCAGCGTCGCCTTCTCGACGCTCGCCGACATCATCACCTCGCTTGCAAAGGCCGAGAAGGACGGGACGCTGCGCGAGCGCATCCGCTATCTCTGCCGCGCCTCGCTGCTGGTCGTCGACGAGATCGGCTATCTGCCGGTCGTGCCCGGCGGCAGCAATCTGTTCTTCCAGCTCGTCAATGCTCGCTATGAAAAGGGCGCCATGATCCTCACCTCCAACCGGGGCTTCGCCGAATGGGGTGAGGTCTTCGGCGATCCCGTCGTCGCGACCGCGCTGCTCGACAGGCTGTTGCACCACGCCGTGGTCATCCAGATCGAGGGCTCAAGCTACCGCCTGCGCCAGCATGCCGATCTCGTTCCCGAGCATGTTCGCTCGAAAGCCCTCATCACGCCGCCGCCGGCACCCAAACGCCGCGGCCGCCCGCCAGGGAGGATCCAGACCGATCACGACGTCGGCTGATCCCCGAAACCAAAGCCCCGCCAGGCAGGGAATTTTGGAAGCCCACATCCGGGGAAACTTCGGTGCCCGTTGACACAGCCGCCAAGGCCGAGCTCCCGGTGATCGCGAAGACCCAGATCGCCAGTATCGGGAGTAAGCACTACCGCCATGAGGACCTGGCCGAGATCGCCCGCGCGATCGGGGCAATCCTGGCGCGCCACGGGCTGGCTTACCGCTTCCGCTCGAGCAGTGACGGCGAGAGGGTGAGCATCACCTGCGTGATCTCGCACCGTGACGGCCATAGCGAGGAGAACAGCCTCTCGGCCGGCGCCGATCACAGCGGAGAGAAGAACGCGATCCAGGCGATCGGATCGACGCTGACCTATCTGCAGCGGATGACGCTGAAGGCAGCGTTGGGGCTCGCCGCAACCGATGACGATGATGGCAAGGCCGCAGGGTCCGGTGAGACCATCACCCGCCAGCAGACCCGGGAGCTACTCGCGCTGATCGACGAGGTCGGCGGTGAGCGCGAGGCCCTGCTGCGCTTCTTCAAGATCAAGGCTTTTGCCGAACTGCCAGCGCGCCGCTTCCGGCAGGCGCTGGTGATGCTCAACGCCAGGAAGGGACGGGCCTGATCATGCTCGAGATCATCAACTGTACACAAGGCTCCCCCGAATGGGCGCAAGCGCGCCTGGGCATCCCGACCGCGTCCGAGTTCGCCTCGATCCTGACCAAGGGACGCGGCGGGGCCGAGAGCCGGACCCGACAGACCTATCTCTACAAGCTCGCTGGCGAACGCCTGACCGGGGAGGTGATGGAGGGCTTCACCTCAGCGCATATGGAGCGCGGCAAGCTGATGGAGGAGGAAGCCCGCAGCGCCTACAGCTTCGTCACGAGCCTGGAGTGCGAGACCGTCGGGTTCTTGCGCCGCGGGCAGGCCGGCGCCTCGCCCGATGCGCTGATCGGTCAGGACGGCCTGCTCGAGATCAAGACCAAGCTGCCGCATCTCCTGATTGAGGCTCTGCTCAAGGGCGAGTTCCCGCCGGAGCACAAGGCCCAGTGTCAGGGCCAGCTCTGGGTCGCCGAGCGCGACTGGATCGACCTGGCAATCTATTGGCCGGGGCTGCCGATCATGATCACTCGGGCTCATCGCGACGAGACCTTCATCGCCGAGCTCAGCACAGCCGTCACACAGTTCAACGAGGAGCTCGATCGGGTCGTCGCGCAGGTCGCCGCCTACGGCCGGCTGGAGGCTGCGTGATGAGTGGGCGCCGCGAGTTCACCCGCAGCCAGAAGGTCGCCATGCTCAAGCGAGCCATGGATGAGCGCGGCTGCATCCGCTGCGAAGGCTGCGGCCTTAACGTCTCCGGCAAGGTCGTCGAGTTCGACCATGTCATTCCCGAAGCGCTGATCCTCGACAAGCAACGAGAGCTTTCGATCGAGAACGGGCGCGTTCTCGGCCGCGACTGCTGTCACCGCGCGCCCGGAGCGAAGACTGCTCGGGATCTCGCGGTCATCGCCGAAGCCAAACGGCGCGAGGCCCGCCATCTCGGGATCCGGCCACTGAGATCACGCGGTTTCCCGAGGACCACACCGCAGCTGCAGGCCTCTCGTCCCCTCGCCAAGCCCGCTGCTTGGCGGCGCGACGATCAATGACCTTTGTACGATGGAGTTCACATCCGTGTCTTCGACAACATCTTATCTACCGCAGCGCAGCCGCTGGCCGTCTCTTGTGATCGCCATCATGCTGGCTGTCTGCCGTCAGCGCTCTTGAGACAGTTCAGGGGTTTTCGGGAAGGGAGGATTTCTGGATCATCGCAGCCATTCAGGAGCGCAGATGAGACAGAAATCCGGGCCGGAGAAAGCACCGGCAGAGCAGGTCGTGAAGGATATCCGGCGAGCGACGCGCCGGCAGTTCTCGGCCGAAGAGAAGATCCGCATCGTGCTGGAAGGCGTACGCGGCGAGGAGAGCATCGCCGAGCTATGCCGGCGCGAAGGCATCGCCTCGTCGATGTATTACGGCTGGTCGAAGGAGTTCCTCGACGCCGGCAAGCGCCGTCTCGCCGGTGACACGGCCCGCGCCGCGACGTCGGACGAGGTGAAGGAGCTGCGCCGAGAGGCGCAGGCCCTGAAGGAGGCCGTGGCCGATCTGACCCTGGAAAACCGCCTGCTCAAAAAATGTATGGTCCGCCCCGGCGTTGCAAGGGATTTGGACGTCAGTCGGGCGCAGTTTGCGTAAATGTATCCGGCCTCTCGCGAGTGAGCCGCTGTTGCGGCCAGGCCATGATGAGATGCGCGCCGGTTGTTCCCAATAAATCGTACGGGCCATGACGCCCGTTTTTTGAACAGGGCTTACAACCAGCGGATCGACTGTTCCGACATCACTCCTTGACCCCGCAACCTGGTGAGAACGCGCCGATCAGGCCTGAGTCGGTTCGACGCGTTCGTAGAGATTGCCTGGCCGCGTGAGCACGGCCCACGCCATCCGGGCGATTTTGTTGGCGAATGCGACAACGACCTTGTTTCGGTGCATTCGCTGTTCGAGCTGGTCGATCCACTCGCCCATTCGGTCGCGCTCTCGGTTGAGATGCGCGATGCAGGAGCGCGCGCCGTGGATAATCAGGCGCCGCAGATACGGGTTGCCGCGCTTGCTGATTCCCAACAGCGTTGTCTTGCCGCCGGTGGAGTTCTGGCGAGGAACGAGACCAAGCCACGCCGCAAGATCCCGGGCCTTGCGGAACTGGCGGCCATCACCGATCGCCGCGAGCAATGCCGTCGCTCCCAGTGGTCCGATCCCGGGGATCGACATCAGGCGCCTTGCGGCATCGACGCGGTCGGCGATCGCCTCGACCTGCTTGCTGACGGCGGCGAGCCGCGCATCGACAACGACGAACTCGTCCCAGAGCTCTCGCAGGAGCGTTCGCATCATGGGCGTGAGATCGTTGTCCTCGTCGGTCAGGATGCGAGCCATGTCGAGTTTGAAGACGCCCGCGCCTGGACGCATCGCGATGCCGTATTCCAGACAGAAGGCGCGCATCTGGCAAATGAGCTGTATCCTGTTCGCGGAGATCCGGTCTCGAATCCGATGCAGCGCCTGCAAATCAATTTGGGCTTCCTGCCTGATCTCGACAAAGCGCATTGTCGGGCGAACCACCGCTTCAGCGATCGCCTCCGCGTCACGTGCGTCGTTCTTGTTCGACTTGACGAAGGGCTTCACGAACTGCGCCGGGATGATCCGGACCGTGTGGCCCATCGCTGCCAGCTTGCGTGCTAGCCATTGGGCGCCTGGGCAAGCCTCCATTCCGATCAAAGCGCGCGGCACCTGCTCAAAGAACGGCAAGATCGTGGAACGGGTCAGTTTCGCTCGGCGCAGCGGCTTGCCGGATGCATCGGCAGCCATGACGTCGAAGCGGGTCTTGCCGAGATCAACGCCGAAGACGGCGGCATCGGTGAATGGGCTTCTGGACATATCGGCTCTCCTTCAGAGGGGAATACGACCAGCCGCATCATTGCAGCCGGAGAGCCGGGGCGGGCCATCTCATTAAGCATGCTCGCGGATGGGGAAGACGACACATGAGGTATCCCGCATCCGAGAAGGCCGAGATCATCCGCCTGGTCGAGGCCTCGCATCTGCCGGCGCGGCGCACCCTGGACAAGCTCAGCATCCCGCGCGCCACGTTCTATCGCTGGTATGATCGCTATCTCACCGGCGGGATCGAGGCGCTGGCCGATCATCGCTCACGGCCCGACCGTGTCTGGAACCGGATCCCTGAGCCGGTTCGGGACGAGATCGTCGAATTGGCGCTGCGCGAAACGGAGCTGAGCCCACGCGAGCTGGCGGTGCGCTTCACCGACGAAAAGCGCTACTTCGTCTCGGAAGCATCGGTGTATCGGCTGCTGAAGGCGCATGATCTGATCACCAGCCCGGCCTACATCGTCATCAAGGCGGCGTCCGAGTTCAAGGACAAGACGACGGCGCCCAACCAGCTCTGGCAGACCGACTTCACCTACCTGAAGATCACCGGCTGGGGCTGGTATTATCTCTCGACCGTCCTCGACGACTTCTCGCGCTATATCGTCGCCTGGAAGCTCTGCGCCACGATGCGCGCCGACGACGTCACCGCCACGCTCGATCTGGCGCTGGCGGCAGCAGGGCTCGACCAGATCACGGTCGCACATCGGCCGAGACTGTTGAGCGACAACGGCGCCTCATACATCTCAGCTGACCTCGCCACCTGGCTCGACGGCAAGGGCATGCAGCACGTACGCGGCGCGCCCTATCATCCCCAAACGCAGGGCAAGATCGAGCGCTGGCACCAGACCCTGAAGAACCGCATCCTGCTCGAAAACTACTACCTGCCGGAGGATCTCGAACGGCAGGTCGCCGCCTTCGTCGAGCATTACAACCATGCCCGCTATCACGAGAGCCTCGGCAACCTGACGCCTGCCGACGTCTACTTCGGCCGCGGGCAAGCCATCCTCACCGAACGCGAAAGGATCAAGCGCCAGACCATCCAGAAAAGACGCTTGCAGCACCAGCTGCAGGCCGCATAGCCTCAAACCCAGATGAGCCAGAACCTCCGTTCCTGAGAAACGAAAACCGTCTCAAATCATCTGACGACGGACAGGTCGAACGACTAAAATCCATGCCCTGAGCGACGGCAAGGGCCGACCTCTCGTCCTCGCGCTCACGCCCGGGCAGGCAGCCGACATCAAGATGTTGCCCGTCATGCTCGACGCAGCTCCACCCGCGAACGAGCTTCTGGCCGACAAGGCCTATGACAGCGATGCGGTCCGCGAAGACCTCATGGGACGAGGCATGCGTCCGGTCATCCCGAACAAGGACGACCGCAGGTTCTTCCACCCCTTCGACCGCAAACGCTATCGCGACCGCAATGCCATCGAGCGCATGTTCTGTCGGCTCAAGGACTTCAGGCGCATCGCAACCCGCTACGACAAGCTCGCCAGGAACTATCTCGCCTCGCTATGCCTCGCCGCTGTCGTCGCCTTTTGGCTCCGTTGAGTCTCGACCCTAGTACCAGATGCCGTTGTGTCAGCATTGCGGCCGAACACGACGCTGCGGGCGCACGATCCGTTGCGGACGCTCGCGGATCGTGGGTGTCCTCGCGGTCAGGTACTTGAGAGCCTGACTGGTCGCGTCAACCTGGTCATCGTTGCGCGCCAACGGGAAGGCCAGGAGCTCGCCGAGATAATCGGCGAGCCAGCTTGCTTCGCGCGGCAGGAACACCTGTCCCGCCTCGAAGCGCGCGGACTGCGCCATCAGCCGGGCCTGCTTTTCGATCCGCGATGGCTGAAGCAGCGGATGCAGCGCACCGGTACGCCGCAGGTCCTGCGACAGCGCCCGCCCGAGCTCGGTATCCTCGATCAACGTTGCGTCGACCGCATGGTTCCGCGAGAGCTCGATCATCTTACGGCGCAGTTCGGGCGCCTCCCAGCGACCCCGGACAAGGTCGATCAGATAATAGCTCGGCCCGACCGCCCCCCAGACCATCCCGACCGACCAGTCGGAATGCTCGGCCTGGGTCGAAGCCGTATCCCAGGATGCAATCTTCAGATCGAACTCAGCCGGCCGCTCGTCGTAAGAATGCAGCCAATCGCGCTTGATGATCTGCCCTTCGGCCGGCAGCGGATTTTGCTGATATTGAGCCGAGAAGTTCAACGCGCCGAGATTGCGCTTGATCGCCTCGAGATCTGCAAAAGTATCGCGACCGACATGCATGATCTCACCCTGGCGGCGCCGATAGAGCGCCTCCCGCCCGTGGCCGATGCGGTAGCAGCAATTGTCAGGCGCGATGGCGGGGATCGAGAGAACCTCCCAATCCTCCTTCTCCAGGACATGCCCGACGAGATCATCCTCGTGCAGGCGCTGCATCACGATGACAATGGCGCCGTTCTTACGATCGTTCAGCCGGGAGTAGAGCGTACCATCATAAAACGCCTGGACGCGACGCCGGGCCGCCGCTGACAAGGCGGCTTCAAGCCCGTTGATCGGATCGTCGATCACGATCAGATCGGCGCCGCGCCCCAACACCGAACCACCGATCGACGAGGCATAACGATAGCCGTGTTCCGTGGTGCGAATCTCCTGGCCCCGATTAGCCTTGATCGCGAAGCCCGGGAAGGCGCGACGATACCAATCGGAGGTCACCACGCTGCGGAAGGCCGCAGCGTGGGTCAGCGAGAGCTCCTGGGCGTAGCTGATCGCCATGATCCGCTTGCGGGGATCGTGGCCGATCAGCCAGGCAGTGAACGCGATAGTGACGCAGATCGACTTGGCCGAGCGCGGCGGCACATTGATGATCAGTCGCTTGCACTCGCCGCTCCAGACCCGCATCAGCTGATAGGCGATCGCTTCGATATGCCAGTTGTGCTGATAGGCCGTGCCCGGCTCCAGCGTCACGAAGCTCTGTTCGATGAAGCTCGCCAAATCGCGGCGCAAGATGCCGGACAGGGAGGCATGCTCAGGCATCGCCGCCTCCCTCTGCCAGCTCCCGCTCCCGAGCACGGAACCGCTCCTTCAAGTCCGCTTCGTGCTCGCCGACGTCCTCCTCGGGCGGCTGGGAGGCAGCCCGGATACGCTCTTTGGCCTCCAGATGTTTGAAGAGGTCGCGCCGCGCCGACGCGTCCCCTTTTAAGGCGCCATCTATGGTCTGGCGGATGAACACCTCAAGCTTCGTCGCCACCTGGCGGCGACCGTTGCGGGTCACCGTGATCCGTTCCCCAAGCACGTTGTCGAACAAGGTCATCACATCCAAAACGGGCGCCGCCTTGCGGCGCCCGGACGGATTACCGCTCTGCCCTTTGCGGAAGCGGGTATGCTGCGGCGGCTTCTTATAGCCTACGGCGGGGGGATCCTCCTCACGAGACATGGCCCCCTCCAACGCCCTCATCCGACACCGTGCGGGCGCTACCACGCTGCGCCGCCATCTCTGCGAAGGTCAGTCCGGTCTCGGCGTGGCGCGCCTCGTCCTTGAACAGCGCCTCCCAACGGCGGATCGCGCCGTCGACATAAAGCGGGTCAAACTCCATGGCATAGCCGCGGCGCTTCGTCTTGGCCGCCGCGATCAGCGTGGTGCCCGACCCGCTGAAGGGATCGAGGATGATTCCCTTCGGCTTGGAGCAATCCTTGATCGCGTCCATCACCATGGCGCAGGGCTTCACCGTCGGGTGGCTCGCCAGCTCCGCCATCCGGCCCTTGCGGAAGCCGTTGACGCCCGCATAGCTCCACAGGGTGGTGCGATAGCGTCCGTGCTTGCCGAGCTCGATATTGTTGATGTGCGGCGTCTTACCCTTCTTCCACAGCGTGATCAGCTCGGTCTGGACCCGGTAGAGCGAACCCATCCCGGCATTGGCCTTGGCCCAGGCGATCACGGACTTCAGCTCGTCGAAGACGCCATAGCCGGCATTCAGCATCTCGTGCAGATGCGGGCCATCGATGCAGCTATAAATCAGCGCGCCCTCCTGCGAAGCCTCCGCCATCCGCACGAAGACCTCGTGCAAAAAGCCCGTGAACTCGAGCTTGCTCATCTCGCCCGACGCCATCGCGAACTCGCGGTGCTTGGTCCGCCCGAGGCCACCGACATGACCATCGATTTTCACGTTGTAGGGCGGGTCGGTGAACACCATCTGGGCGAGTTCACCGTCCAGTAGTGTCTGGTAATCCCCGCGATCGCGCGCATCGCCGCACAGGATGCGGTGTTCGCCCAGCAGCCAGAGATCGCCGCGCCGCGTCACCGCAACATCCTGCAGTTCCGGCAGAACATCCGCCGGATCGGCCTTCGCCACGGGCGGCGCATTGCCGTCGAGAATCACATCGATATGGGCGGTCTCGAAGCCGATGACATCAACCTCGAAGTCGAGTTCGATCAACTCGCCCAGCTCCAACTTCAGAATCTCGTCGTCCCAGCCCGAGAGTTCGGCCAGCCGATTATCCGCGATCCGCAACGCCCGGATCTGCTGCGGACCGAGGTGATCAATGCAGATCACCGGAACTCTCGTCAGTCCGAGCAGTTTCGCCGCCTCATAGCGACCATGCCCTGCGACGATCTCGCCTGCCGTCGTCACCAGGATCGGCGACACGAAGCCGAACGCGTTGATGCTCTCGGCGATCTTGTGAACCTGCTTCTGGGAATGCGTACGCGCATTGCGAACCGACGGCACCAGCTCCGACAGCAAGCGCTCGCTTACCTGCGGCGCGAAGCAGGCCGTCGCGCCGGCGAGCTCGGGGTCCTGGGGAACGGGAGCAGCGCGATGGCGAACGCGCGCCTGCGGCTTGGGGGTCTGATCGGGGGACAACATGCTCAACTCCTTCACTCATCGTAAAGGTCAGTCACCCGCGCCTTGCCCACCTTCGGCCACGCGCAGAGCGCACCGGCCGAATGCCCCGGCTTGGATGAAGCGTTCCACCCCCATGAAACGCTCCCTCCGAGGATGCTCGAATGTCCAACCTCGCTTCACCCTGCGAATCAGCAAGGCAAGCGCCAAGCTAGGAGGCAGCGCGCGCCACCGCAAGGCGTGAAGTGAGAAAATTCCTATTATATTCAGCAGGATAGTACACTCCCTTCGTACGCTAGGCCGCCCCGCCCTCCGCCACCACACGGCACCCGCCAGCGATCAAAGCCCATCGGCGCATCACCCACATTCCCTGTTCAAGCCCTCTGGAATCCCTGTTCGTCGACGACGAACTCCCTGCTCAAAAAATCACGCCTTCGTCAAAAAGATGCCATGATCCGAACCGCTTAAGCCGCGCGAACCTCGCTCGAACCCGGCCGCCAGCCCGAAAAATCGCTGATTATTCGCTGCTACCAGGGAATTTGAGGCGATGTTGGACATCAACGAATGGCGCATTGCCGCGCGCTGTCGCCTCATACCGAGCTATGCCAGATTGCTGATCGGCCGCCGCCGATATGTGGCCCCCTGATCGCGTTACCGGATACGCCACGCCTGACACCGCTTCCACCGACCGTCGCCTGATCGGCGCCTTCGACTATGTCGTGATCGGGGCGGGATCGGCCGGCTGCGTCGTCGCCAACCGGCTGGCGGTCAATCCGGACACCAAGGTCTTGGTCCTCGAAGCCGGCGGCATGGACGACTGGATCTGGTTCCACATCCCGGTCGGCTATCTCTTCGCCATAGGCAATCCGCGCGCAGACTGGCTGTTCCAGACCGAGCCGCAGGCCGGGCTCGGCGTGCGGGTGCTGGCCTATCCGTGCGGCAAGGTCGTCGGCGGCTCCTCCGCCATCAACGCCATGGTCTATATGCGCGGCCAGGCGGCCGATTACGACGGCTGGCGCCAGCGCGGGCTGCCCGGCTGGGGCTGGGACGACGTGCTGCCCTATTTCCTGGAGCATGAGGACCATATCGCACCGCCGCCAGGTGGACTGCACAAGGCGGGCGGGGAATGGCGCGTCGAGCATCCGCGCGTGCGCTGGGCGATCCTCGACGCCATCCGCGACGCGGCCGGCATTGCCAAGATTCCGGATTTCGACACAGGTCACAACGAAGGCTCCTCCTATTTCCAGGTGAACCAGCGGCGCGGCCGGAAAAACCGTCCTGGAAGAGCAGGCTCGCCGTCTGCCCCGGGCCCGCCTTGCTGATCTTCAGCCGGTGGTCCGAGCCGTCATGGCTGAACAGGCTGGCGTCGCCCTGCACGACCAGGCGGTTCGTCGCATCCGCCGTGGCGTTGACACCCCATTCCTCCGCCCCGAGGCCGCTCATCGGCTGCAACCGGCGCCACTGCGTGCCCGTCCAGACATGGTGCTCGGCTTCGTCCACCACCCAGGCCTGCCAGCCCGTGCGCGGCAGGAGGAAGCTCCAGGCGCCCTCCTCGAAGATGGCGAGCTGGTCGCTGTGCCCGGCAAAGACGCCAGAACCGCCGGCGGACACGAGATAGGCCGAGCTCTCGCCCGGTGTCGCGGGCGGCACCGCCTGCGTGCGGCTGGCGACGACGAGATGGATCAGCGCGTCGAGGCGCATCAGCGCGTCGTTGTGGGTGACGTGTTTCTGCGCCTGCCCGGCGGCGAGCAGGGGCAGGGCAAGTCGCGGCGTTTCGCTCATCGGTCCTCGCTGGCTTCCGGAGGCGCCGAAACGGCCTGCCCCTGCGCGCCATTATCGCCGGGCACCGGAAGCCGGGGATCGATTGCCGATCTGTCCCCGCAGCTCGCGCGGGCGTACCGCCCGCGCCATGGCGACAAGCCCGGCCGCGACGGCGGGAAGCCCTCAATCGAGCTCGAACGCGTCCTTGTAGTTCAGCTGCAGCGCCGGGTCCTGCGCTTCCTTGCGCAGGATGCAGTTGCCGACGACCAGGAGCTCGATCTCCGAGCCCATGAAGCAGCGGAAGGCGTCGGTCGCATTGCAGACGATCGGCTCGCCGCGGACGTTGAACGAGGTATTGACCACCACCGGGCAGCCGGTCAGCGCCTTGAAGCGCGAGATCAGCGCGTGATAGCGCGGGTTGGTTTCGGCATGCACCGTCTGGATGCGGGCCGAATAGTCGACATGGGTAACGGCCGGGATGCTCGAGCGCGGCACGTTCAGCTTGTCGATGCCGAACAGTGCCTTTTCCTCCTCCGTCATCTCGCGCCGCAGTTCCTCGCGGACATCGGCGACCAGCAGCATGTAGGGCGAATCGCCGTCGATCTCGAACCAGTCGGCGACGTCCTCGCGCAGCACCGAAGGCGCGAACGGCCTGAAGCTCTCGCGATACTTGACCTTCAGGTTGAGGGTCTTCTGCATCGCCGGCGAGCGCGGATCGCCGAGGATCGAACGGCCGCCGAGCGCGCGCGGGCCGAACTCCATCCGCCCCTGCATCCAGCCGACGGCCTTGCCGTCGGCCAGCCCCTGCGCCGTCGCCTCGATCAGCGCGGCATCGTCAAGCACCTCGAACCTGGCCCCTGCCGCCGCCAATTCGGCCTCGATCTCGTCCTGGCCGAAGGCAGGGCCGAGATAGCTGCCGCGCATCGCATCGCCGGCCTGTGGCACCTGCCGCGGCTTGCCGGCGAAGAGGTGGTAGCCGGCCAGCGCCGCCCCCAGAGCCCCGCCGGCATCGCCGGCCGCCGGCTGGATCCAGAGCCCGTCGAAAAGTCCGGCGCGCAGCAGCTTGCCGTTGGCGACGCAGTTCAGCGCGACGCCGCCGGCGAGGCAGAGGTTCTTCATGCCGGTCTCGGCCCGGACCGAGCGCGCGAGCCTGAGCACGATCTCCTCGGTCACCGCCTGGATCGAGGCCGCCATGTCCATGTGGAACTGGGTCAGCAACTGCTCCGGTCCGCGCACCGGCTCGCCGAACAGCGCCACGAACTTGTCGTTGGTCATGGTCAGACCGACGCTGTAGTTGAAATAGCTCTGGTCGAGATGGAAGCTGCCGTCTTCCTTGAGGTCGACGAGCTTCTCCAGCATCAGCTTGGCGAAGCGCGGCTCGCCATAGGGCGCGAGCCCCATCACCTTGTACTCGCCGGAATTGACCTTGAAGCCGATGTAATAGGTCACGGCCGAGTAGAGCAGCCCGAGCGAGTGCGGGAAATGCAGCTCCTTGTGGACCTTGAGCTCGTTCCCCTTGCCGATGGCGAGGGTCATCGTCGCCCATTCACCGACACCGTCCATGGTCAGGATCGCCGCTTCCTGGAAGGGCGAGGGATAGAAGGCCGAGGCGGCATGCGAGAGGTGATGCTCGGTGAAGAGCAGCTTCTCGACGTCGAAGCCGGGGCTGAGCTTCTTCAGCTCCTTGGCGATGATCTGCTTCTGGAACAGTTTTTCGCGCAGCCAGAGCGGCATCGCCATCTTGAACGACGGGAAGCCGCGCGGCGCGAAGGAGAGATAGGTCTCGAGCAGGCGCTCGAACTTGATGAAGGGCTTGTCGTAGAAGACGACGGCATCGAGCGCGTCGAGCCCGCAGCCGGCGACCGAGAGGCAGTACTCGACCGCATGCTTCGGGAACTCGGCGTCGTGCTTCTTGCGCGTGAAGCGCTCCTCCTGCGCCGCCGCCTCGATCCGCCCGTCGACGACCAGCGCCGCCGCGCTGTCGTGATAGAGCCCGGATATGCCGAGAATGCGCATGCGCTTGCGGCTCAGAACAGCGTGTAGATGAAGGGCGCGATCGCGCTGCCCTTGGTCAGGAAGAGCAGGCCGCCGAGCAGCACGCACAT